AAGACTAAATCATCAACATCTAATCTAAAAAATGGTGCTTGTGGTGGAAATAAAGCTAACATTAATTTACTAGCTAAATTCATCACACCTCTAGAACCAACTGATTGATATGGTGTTGGATAATTGGTTGCTGAGTTTGAACCTTTTTCTGGTACTAAATATGGAATGGTAAGTTCGGCACTATCTCTTGCTCTTTCTAAATATATCTCTCTGTCAATCTCCATCTTTTGGTACTGACTTTCCATAGACGCTTTATCATCTATGATAGTATTACTACCAATCTCATATCTCTCCATTACGCACTCGGAATATTAAGACCACTTCTTGTAAGACCAGAAGTAGCTAGAGGTATTCTTAAACTTCCTCTGCCTACTCGTCTTCTTGCTACTCTTGAAGCAACAGAAGTGTTTCTGCCTGACGCTTCACCTGTTGCCGAAGTCGGTGCTACTTGTCTTGTTGTAGCATTTGACACTGTGTTGCTTGGCATTGGCACAGGTTCTGGTGCAGGTGGTGGACTGGGTGCTTTTACTGAAACGCACATATTATTCTCCTTGTAATTTTAACTTTTCGATTAAATGATTTACGACTGACCTTTGTCCTGATTTGTAAAAAATCTCTTTATCTGTGTCTTTTAAATCAGCACATTTGTCAGGAAATAGACTATCTAGATACTTAATAAGTTCTTCACTTATTGTCGGTATTTTTGGATTTTCGTTCATTAGATACTCCTAAAGAGGAACTTAATTCAGACCTCTTACTTCCTATTTCTCCTGCAATTGCTTGATAGCCAACTGCGTCTATAAAATTATCTTCTTTAAATTCTCCACCTTGTGTCCTTGCAATTTTCAACAAGGTCATAAGTTGTGCTACATCTTCAGGTGTAAGAACTATATTGAGTTTAGTTTTATTCTGAAGATAAGCAGACCAAAGACGAGCAATGTTTTCGTGATTAACTATTTTATCACCATATGCTTTTGCTCTGTCAGTACTAACTAGCTTCTCGGCTTTCTTCAAAATGTCTGTAGTGTTCATATTTATAACTCCATAATTTAGGTTCTTCTTTTTTGTAGTCGTATTCACCCTCTCTAAGTATTCTTGCTAATCTACTTTGGTGATAAGCGTCATCTATGGTGTACCCATTTCTTTGGTACTCCTGAAGTACTGCTTCCCACATTTGTGAAATATCTTTTTTATCTACAAGAACTCTTGACGCTTTAACTGAACCAACACCTTTACAACCAATGTATCCATCAGCTTTGTCACCAGTTAATACTTGTGTGCAAAAGTTATAGTCAGCTTTTTGTGTATCTACAAATTCGATACTGTCATCTATGATAAAACAATGCCACGCAGGAATTGTTCTCATATCTTTATCACCAGAAACAATGACACAATTATCTTTGTAATCACCAGTTGCTAGTAATCCTAAAGTGTCATCACCCTCTAAGAAAGGATAGCTTAATGTTTTGTGAGTTTGTTCTATCCAAAGTCTTAATGGTTTGTATGTAATTGGTTTTCTAATTCCTTTTCTAAAAGATTTATATTCTAAATCTAATTGCTTTCTGTAATTAGCAACATCAGAAAACGCTATGATACACATAGCAGAATTTGTTAGTCGCATATAATAAGCAACTGCCTGTTTCCAAAATTGCTTACATTTGTCTAAGTCACAATGTAAAGTCCATACATCATCTTCCCACTGAATAGTTTCTTCTAATGCAGAAGTAATCTTATAAGCGAGTAAGTCACCATCAACCAACATTGTCTTCTTTTTGTTGGCGTGAAACTCATTTAAGTTTTTCATATATTCTCCTCATAGTTTTAATACAGGCACGAGGTATTACATTTGTATCTGCAAACGTAATTTCCTTACTGCCTTTGTTGATTGAAAATGAAGCAAAGGTTCTAACTATTTTTTTATCTTTAGAATAAACGTATGCTTCGATTACACATTCTTCAGGTGTAAATTCTTTTAAGTCTTTTTCTGATTGCCAACCACTGTCTCCAGTGGGGTCAAGAAAAACAATTCTATATTTTTTGTATTTCATTATATTAATTCCAGTAAATCTTCTTTTGGAATGAGATAACCTTTGCTACTCCAGTTATCTCCACCATTGGAAACTCTGTACTCTTTCTCTTTGATTAATTTTTTTAAACGTCTGGTTGGAATAAAGATGTAAGTCTGTTCTTTAAATTTATCTGTCCATAAACAGTAAACCCAGTAGTTGGCAGTAGTAATATTAATGCCACTTTCCTTACCTCTACTTTCAAATTCAACAAATATATTGCCAGTTCTCTGACAAATTTTATCTGTCTTTACTTCTATTTGTTTGCTTTCAATTATCTTTTGAAATTCGTTTTCATACTTTTCACCAAACTCTAGGCAAATATCAAAGTTAGGATTAAATCCCTTAGTGAGTGTCACTCCAGTTCTGTCCTACTTTAATCTCTCCATCTAAAGGACATCGAAAATTAAAGTGGTCTTGTGTCTTTTTAAATATTGATTTGGTTATTTCTTTGAATTTTTCTACTTTGTCTTTCTTTACTTCAAACTGAATTTCATCGTGGATATGAAGTACTTGTGCATAGTCCTTACCCCAAACAAATCCTGCTTTCTCTAATTCTTCATTAAGAATAATTGTTCCTTGTTTTACAAGTAAACTTCCTGCTGATTGTATAAGTGTATTTAAAGAACTATGTTCTGCTCTACACATTAATTTTCTTTTATCTAAACCATTAACAAAACCAGTTCTTCTATATTTAGAAACAACTGCGTCTTTTAAAGTTTTAAGTGCAGGTAATTTTTTCTCAAAAGTTTCTCTTATTCTTTTGGCTTCTTCATAAGAGACGCTAAGTATCTCACCGAGTTTCTTATTTCCCCCACCGTATATGTAAGCATATATAAAAGTTTTAGCTTTAGAACGTGTGGATAGTCCGAGTATTTTTTGATTGGTGGTATGTATATCATCTTCAAGTAATGTTTTAAGAAAATGTCCGTTGTCATATACACACAAGTAATGCCCCAACACACGCAACTCCAAACCAGAAAAATCAACGCCAACAAAATCCATATCGGCAGAAGCACTAAATAAGGAACGAAGTTCTTTACCGTATGGTAAATCACTCGAACAAACTTGTGCCAGATTTGGTGAATGGTGTGTGCAACGTCCAGTGACTGCACCATTTGTAATAACCTGTCCATAAATTTTACCTCTTTTAATTTGTTTTAAATATGCTTGTTCACCCTCTGCGAGTTGTCCAAGTCTTTTTTGTATCATTAAATATTCAGCAATAAGTTTTGCTTCAGGATAATCTAATGACTTTAGAATTTTTTCACTTACTTCAGGTTTACCACCTGCTGTAAAGTCTTTAGGTTTCCAACCCAAAGTTTTTAATCTTGAAGCTATATGGTCTCTAGAGTTTGGATTGAATGTAATAGTCTTAACTTGTTTGACTGGTACTCCTGCTCTTATTCCTCTTTTCTTATTGTCTCTTTTATAAGTCTTAAAACCTGTCACTTCTTCCCAAGCAGGAAAAACTAAAGCTAACTGGTCAGCTAACTCTAGTCTCCTCTTGGTTAGGATTGATAAAAGGTTCTCAGCAGAACTCTCATCAAAACACACACCGAACATTTCTTGTTGCCTAATCCAGTGTGCGAATTGATGTTCTAAGAGGATAGCTTCTTTAGAATAATTTAAACTGTTTATTAGTTGATATAATTTGTAAGTGACTTCAACGTCTCTCTCACAGTAATCTTGCATTTCAAGAGACCAAACATCAAATGTAGAATGTTCTTGATAGTCTCCTTTTCTCAAACCCAATCGGTAGCCCCAACTTTCAAGTGAGTGTCTACCGATTAGTTTTGGTGGTAGGTTTTTAACTTTAAAATCTAATTCCTGTCTATTGGTGTAAATCAATCTTGAACATAAAAGAGTATCAAGAATTTCACCCTTATATTTAAATCCAAATACCTTATCTAATGCAGGTAAATCGAACCCCTGAATATTATGACCTATTAATAAAGTAGCTTTCTTTAGCAACTCTAGACCATCATTCAGATTGTCAGGATTATATGAATATACCTTTTCGGTTTCTATATCCTTGCAGACAATACAATGAATAACATCTAATTTATCTAGAAACCCATTGGTCTCTAGGTCAATTATAAGTTTCATTAATGTATTAAGTGAATAGTAATTTTATCTGTACTAGGTAGAAAGTTTCTTACACTTCCTATTGCTTTTGAAATAACGTGTTGTGCTTCTGCGTCACCACAATAAATTACTGGGTGAACATTGTCGTATTTGATGGAATTATAAATAGCCATCATAATTGTTTTACAAGTTTGAAATATTAACTGCTGTTGGTCTGTATCCATTTTGACGTAATCGTCTTTATGAACAAGATAACTAAGAATAAACTTAGTCAGCGTTTTATCATTCATCAAAGTTTCCCTCTAACAAACGACCTGTATCTTTGTTCCAAATTAAATCACAAGCAACACCAGTGTCACCAGTAAATCTATTTTTAAGAACTCTTGCAGTCATTATATTATTCTCAGTTTCCGATTGTTGATTTCTTTCAAACCCAATAACAGCGTCTGATAGCTGTGCTAATGAGTGTGAACCTCTGAGGTGTGATAAGGAAGTTTGAAGTCCGTCTTCGTGTCCTGTTCTACTATCAACTCTTTTCAAGTGTGATACTACAAACATTCCACAATTGATTTCTTCGACTAACTTTCTCAGGTTAGTCATAGTGTTATCAATTAATCTTCTCTCATCACCCTCAGAAATCCCAGAGATAACAATGGATATATGGTCGAGAAAAATAAATTTACAGTTCAGTCCTTGAACCATAAACCTAATTCTATTTAATAAGTCTTCACTATCAGAACTTCCGAAGTGGTCGTAGAAGCAGACATTGTCTTTTATCTTTTCCCACTCTGATATTAATTGTTCTGTTGGAATACTCTTTCTAACTTCTGGTATATGTATAGGTTTGTTTACAGCTAGTGATACAAGACCTCTTACACTTCTCTTAACACTTTCTTCTAGTGCTATGTATCCTACCTTGTGACC